GAAGACAAGTCCACAGAACGAAGCCGTGGTCAAGCTGGAATGCTTCTGCATCTTGATAGTGAGTCCTAACTCTGCGAAATCCTCCTCCGTTAAATCCGGTCCGGACCAAGTGGACAATCCATCGTCACCTTCCACTACAGTTCTTATGTTAGTGCAACCTTTCTTGGTCGCGGTGTAGTCGGTGAACATCAGATTGGAAAAGCCGTTACCTAGTGAAGTATTCATCTCTCCACTCATTCTACAGGTAGGCAGGACGGCCGTAATATTCTTCCAAATGCACGTGTTCGGTTTCTTGAGGCATTCAATATCTTTGAGAAATCTATCCCTATTCGGCAGGAATTTCGTCATGTGACGATACAGGACAAACTCGCATTTGTCCATCAATTTCTCTCTGAATTGAGACTCGTAGCCTGTGTAATCAGAAGTAAAGTATGACCCCGTGGATCCGCCCAACATCTCAGTAATGTACGCAGGTCGCTGAGCGACGGGTACGTGTTTGATGAAGGCAGGGTGCTTGTAGACTTCGTTTTCGATGAGTTTAAATATAGGCCCGACTTTAGTCTTATAGGTATCCGTTCGACTAAAAATGGATCGGGCGTGTTTATACTCTTCGTAAACTTCATCTTTGATGAAACATTTGACTCGCTCATAGTCCGGGTCATGCCAGTACTCGATTAAGTAATGGCATAACCTAAGCTGCTCCTTTCTCCACTCAGGGTAATTGGTAGCTGCAAGCCAGGTCAAAAAAGAATCATCCGCATCCGCGGGTAGAGGCGTGAAATGCTTTTCTACGAAAGCTAATGTATGGGCCTCTAACTTGTCCCATTCGCCTTCCAGTGGGTCCGGGTGACTGGAAGCGGCTCTTTTTAGTATCGCACCCAACACTGTGGGGGTGTGATTATGGTCAGGGTGAGGCAAAGCCGCACCCTCTACGTGTGGTCCTGAAGAGACGCCCACACTGCGTCGTGGCCCTCGTTCAATCTGGATCCGCTTGAACTTGAGCCCTTTCTTGGGTTTCTTTAGCTGTGCGAGGGGTACGTCCCCGTAGCAATACCCGTACCGGACTCGGCGGGCGTTGAATGGGACACACTGTGAAAACCCCTCTTCCTCATCTTTTCGACTCGGAATTTCCAGCAAGCAATGACGTATTCTAAGGTGTGTTCGATCCTCATGCTAGTCTGAACATCCAATTGGTCGTAATTGACCGCTTTGGCTGACCGCATTATGGACTGGACCAGAACCTTCATCGTCCGCTCATCCGTTTCCGAATTCAATATGTCATGCTTCGAACACTCCCCAAACATGAACAGGTTGGGTGTAAGATCGTAATCCCTCTTCTTGTGATTATGTCTGAAGTAGGATTTATCCAAGACCTTGATCTTTCTAAAGTGTTGTACATGCACGACGAATTCCAGATCCGGGCGCTCAACGTCCACATTACTGATTGACAGTGGACGCATGTCTAATTGTTCGTCGAGATCGTCAGCATCAAACCCATACCGCCTTGAAGTGTAGACCTGTTTTTCCATCACGGTGATGTCGAGGGCATTAAACATCCTCACGAAACAAGTGTAAACAAACAGCAGCTGGAGAGCAAAACTAATCGCAACAGACTGGTGGAGAAGCTCTATACAGAATGACAGTGGTCCAAGAGCTAAAAAGAGAACCATTGTCAGGCAGATTTGTCCATGGGTCTGGGACCGCTTTGAAACCTGCGAAAAGTGGAGTTTCCTCCACGCCACTCTAACTGTCGCGATGTACAAGTAAAAGTGGTAAATTATCGGGAAAAATTGTAGTAAACCAGCAAAAGGGCCGTTTTCAAATAACGTCCTGAGTAAGAATCTCCAGTAAATACCCTCTTCTTCAAGAGTGGTAATACCGATGAGCCAATTCAGAAACGGTTCTCGATGACGTGTATAATACGCTATCCAATCAGACAATCCGATCAGATTTTTGTTTAGAGCTATTACACTGTCTCTGAGATAATAGAAAAATCGGCAGAAGTAACTACCAGAATAGTCACACTGGGGCCGGTACTCCCGAAGAAAGACGCCTTCAATCTCGCGCGTGTCAAGCGGGCGTGAGAAGATGACGAAAATGGCAGCAGTCCAGATAAAAGCTGCGAGTAAGAGAGCGATGCGGACACTGAATCCAGCACGTATGTGCCAGTTCTCGAGATGGATAGTGAATCTTCTGTCTCGATCAGTAGCGTTAGCCTGGTTAATGGACTCCTTGAAATTGACCCTCCTAATGCCTGCCGATTCAGAAATCGAATCAACATGAAGGGATAATTTTGAAGGTTTTGGAACACGCTCTCTCTCATCAACACGAACAGGTGGGGCGACTCCGTCAGATGAAGAGACGGGGCCCGTGGGGGGTCCGTCTTCTGTAACCGGAAACTCGTCGATCTCCTTACGAGCATCGACAGCACCAGCTTCTTCTGAATCGGTCTTTCTAACTGAAGATTCAATAGCATGAGCGCGGTGGCCACTTCGACCTCCTCCGCCCTTTCGTTTCTCCTGGAGCTTTGATTGAATCTTATTGTAGAGTTTTGGGTTGTCTCGCTTGAGTTGTGGGCAGGATGTCTTTCTATGTCCCTTACCCTCACAGTAATAACAACCGTTGCTTGATCGTGTCTGTACCCTCTCCCCCGAGTTTGCATCGGGGGCCTTCCGAAAGGGTACCTGTACAACGTTGGCGTCGGCTTCATCTCCGTCAACGGACTCCATAATAGCAGGAGTGGAAGTAATGCTCAAGGTGCCATCAGTTCCAACACGGACCGAAGTATCCGCGGTGAAAGAAGATGTCGCAGTAGAGCTACTGCTTGGTTGGTAGTTAGGACGTCCGAGCTCGCTACCGTAGGGGGTCTCACCCTGCTTGTCGTGGTTTCTTAAAGAACTTTCCATGGCTGTGATGGTTGGTGTTTAAAAAGTCCTTTCCTATTACCGAACAAATTGACAGTTAGTTTGCCACAACCGAATGGGGTGTTTCATTCTACAAAAGCAGAATGCGCAGGCGAAACTGGATATGCACCCTCCGCAGCAGAGTGTCTTATAATCCCGCTTCCACTCAGTGGAGCAGATGCTTTTGGGAGTTTCTGGTCACCCGAGTTTGAGAATACTAGCAGATCGCAATCGTAGCACGTCTCCTTATCGGAATAACACTCAGAAGAGCTCCCCTTTCACATCCACGCTTAGTGTTTGCCAGGTCCATCGGGGTGGTTCCCAGGTCGTCAACCTGAGCGGTCTTCAGAAAGACCCACGTAAAATCAAATAGCCTCGCCGAAACAGCACCAGAGGGTACAGCTTCCAGCAAGCACCGTCGCGACGCGACTAGATGAAGTCATTATCTCGTAATGAACGCTGCTTTACGACAAGCAGTAACGCGATGGGATTTCTCCCACACGGCGGAGGACTTTTGTCCTCCACATACTACAAATACAGTTTCCATGGGGCGTGTAGGAAACAATTCCGGGGTATCCCGGAGAGCCGGAGTGTTAGCACCCCGGCAAATCGAAAAACATGG